ACTAATTTTACGATTGAAGACCACGCTGGTTCAAACACAGGCACAAGCTCAGGAATGACACAAGCCAATTTAGTACAAAGTGATTTAAGTTTTACAAGTGGTTACTCTCCTTATGCTTTAGATTTTGATTCTGCGAGTAGTGATTATATAGATTTAGGAACAGATAGCAGTTTAGATATTTTTGGTGGTGATTTCAGTGTTTCTTTATGGTTTAAACATACAATGAGTAGTGGAAGTGCAATAGCAATGATTGAAATAGGTGGATACACCAATAAAATGGCTATTACATTAGGGTTATCAAGCAATACAGGAGTTGGGTTTGCAGTTGACAATAATTGGAATTATAACGCTGGAAGTGGTTACAATGATGGCAATTGGCATCATATAGTTGCTACAAGAACAAGCACAACTTATAAAATTTATGTTGATAATACAGAAATTCTTTTTTCAAGTGGCAGTTATGCTTATTTAACTTTTAATACTATTGGCAAAGGAAAATTTGGAGGAAATTTCAATGGCTTTATGTCAAATATTTCTCTATGGAATACAGCTTTAACAGATGGAACAGGTGGAACACCTAATCAAATAGCAGAAATTTATAATGAAGGTGTACCATCTAACCTAAACAACCATAGTGCATATTCAAACTTAGTAAGCTGGTGGCAGTTGGGAAGTAATAGTTCTTTTAATACTAACTGGACTGTATTAGATGAAAAGGGTAGTAACAATGGAACTTCAAGCAATATGGGAGAAGATGCTATCGTAGATGGTGTTGGTAGTTATGCAAATGGTTTAAGTTCTGGAATGGGAGGAGATGAAGTTATTGGAGATGCACCTTACAGCACAGCAAATGCTCTAAGTGTAAATATGGATGTAGAAGATAGAGTTACAGATACACCAAGTTAAAATTTTAAAATAAATAAAAATGAATAATAGAAGTTATATAGTAATAGATTTAAGCGATACAGACAAAGTGCTTTTTTCTCAAGTAAATCAATCTTCTGCACAAAGTATGAGAAGAAACTTAGCAAACACTCAAGGTTTATTAAGCTATAGTGTTACACCAAGTTTTATAAGTGATGGTTCAATAGTGCCTGTTGGAGATATTATGAACCAAACGGAAGCTCTTGAATTATTGCAAACCTCTGCCTGGTCAGAGCCAATGCCAGAAGAATGAGAAAATCTACAATACTAAAGAAATACAAACCTAAGAAAAAGCGTAAAGGAATCCACGCTAAGACTAAAACGTCTACGACTAAAGGATCTAAATTGTATGTAAAGAAGTATAATGGACAAGGTAAATAGTATAAAAATGGATGACCACAGTTTATTAATAGCTTTAATTTCAGCTTTAGGAATTAAAGAAATTTGGAACATAATAAAGCAGAAAATAGACATAGGAGATAAAAGAGAACAACGCCAGGACTCTTTACAAGCCCAGGTCATAATGCAACTAAAAGACAAAATAGAGTCTTTAGAGTCTAGAATTGATGTGTTAATCCAAGAAAACACACAACTAAGAGAAAAACTTGCTAGAGTTGAGGAGCGTTTAATACTAAACGCAAAAAAAAAAGTCAATAGAAAAATAAAAAGAGATGAGGAAAATTGATAAAATTATAGTTCATTGTTCTGCTACTAGAGAAGGTCAACACATACCAGTTGAAACTATTAAGAAATGGCACGTTGAAGGTCGTGGCTGGTCAGACATTGGCTATCATTTTTATGTAGAATTAGATGGCACTATTAAAAAAGGAAGAGATATAGACAAGTCTGGAGCTCATACGAAGGGAAATAATAAAAGCAGCATAGGACTCTGTTATTGCGGAGGAGTTGAGACAGACGGAAAGACACCTAAAGACACTAGAACAGAAAGTCAAAAAGAAAGTCTGTTGCATGTACTTAAAACATTAAAAGCAATGTTTCCAGAATCTACTATTTATTCTCATAATGAGTTTGCTAATAAAGCCTGTCCATCCTTTAACGCCACTGCTGAATATAAAGATTTATAGGTGAAGAAACTAAAAGACAGTAAAATAGGAACATTATTAAAAGAGAAAGCTCCTAAAGTTTTAGAAATTATTGGGGATGTTTTACCTTCTAGTGGTACTATGGGGATATTAAAAAACATTATTTCTAAAGATCCTGACTTAACACCAGAAGAAAAGGCAGAACTACACAACCAAGTCACAGAACTATATAAACTAGAAGTAGCAGACAGAGACTCAGCTAGAAAAAGAGAAGTTGAAATTACTAAAGCTGGAGGTAATGACTGGATGATGAATTTAACAGGTGTTGTTGGTTTGTTATGTTTTGTTTTTATAGTTTATTCAGTTGTATATATACCAGATGTTTTACACAATGAATTGTTTGTACATTTAATGGGAATGGTTGAAGGTGTTGTTATTGGTAATATATTTGCTTTCTATTACGGAACAAGCTCAAAAAAGTAAATTAAATATTTTTATTATATTTACAAAAACCAACACTAAAGAATTTTGAAATCTCATAATAAAAGGTGGAAAGATAAAGGCAACCCACGCTACAGACTTAACCAAGACGAAGCAGAAATAATAAACAACTACAGACGAGCTATTCAAGAATGTGAAAAAGAGGGTTTAGATCCTCAGACTTTACATAGTGGATGGATTAAGAATGACAACGCTAGTCTATATTTTAAGCAACCTAAATCAACAGAAAAAGACTTTAAGAAACTAGCTAAAGAAATTATAGAAGAGGCTAAACAATATTCGCCTAAATATCCAAAACTAAACCATAAGAAATACACAGACGGACATTTATTGTTTATGTGTCCTAGTGATTTGCATATAGGAAAACTCTGTAGGTCTTTTGTAAGTGGTGAGGAGTATAACAATCAAATAGCAGTTACAAGGGCGTTAGAGGGAGTTAGAGGATGTTTAGCAAAGTCTCAAGGGTTTAACATAGACAAGACTATTTTATTACTCTCAGGAGATTTATTGCATGTAGATAATTTTAACATGACTACAACAAATTCAACCAGACAAGATAGTGACGGTTTACTAAGTGACCATTTTCTAATAGCTAAAAGGTTGATGGTTGAAATAATAGAAATGTTATTACAAGTCTCTAAGGTTCACGTAATGTTTACACCTGGTAATCATGACAACACAGTGGGATGGATGGTTGCTGAGTTGTTAGCTGCATGGTTTAGACATAATAAAAATGTTTCTTTTGATGTAAGTTTACAAATGCGTAAATATTACAAGTACAAAAACAACTTAATATCTTCTTGTCATGGTCATAAAATTAAGGCTGACACGTTACCAATGATAGTAGCAGACGAATGTCCAGACTGGTCTAGTACTAAATATAGATACATGTTTACCCAGCATATACATCACAAAGTAAGTAAGCAATATCCAGGACTCTGGGTGGAGTCTCTTATGTCAACGTCGGAAGCAGACTATTGGCATTCTACGAGCGGCTATCAAAGTTCTAATAATAAAGCTATAGAGGCTTTTCTATTTAGTGAGTTTGGACAAATTGCTAGAATAACACATCTATTTTAACAATCGTTTGTTAATAAAGTACTAATTATTTATTTTGTTTTGTAATATAATTATATATATATTTACAACTTAATTTTAAAAAATAAAAAATGTCAAGAACAATTAACTATACTACTAGGACTTTTTATGTACCAGCCGACAAGCTAGAAACATTAATTAAGTTCCAAAACAAATGCAAAGAGAATGGACACAAGTCTTATTCTGAGGTAATTCTAAAACTTATGGAGGACTATAACGATGGATAAATACGAGTTTTACTACAGACAAAAACAAGAATGGGACTACTGGCAAGCTAACCAAAGACACAACTTTTTAAGTGACAGACTACTAGCTATTATAAGTCAGGTCCAATGGAATAAGGGCATTCTTAAAAGGACTAAACTTAGTGACAATGACCTAGAAATCCATCAAAATAGATTTAGTAATTTAATAACTGAGGTTGTTAAAATATCTATTGAGCTAAAAGAATTAGCTATCAATTACAATCCAAAGAGGATCAAACAATTAATCATTATATTAACCAAAATAAAAAATCACAACAATGAACCAATTAAAAACAGTTGACATTAAGGGCAAAGCCTACGTTACAGTAAACGAGAGAATTAAATATTTTAGAGAAAAATTTACAGGATATTCAATGACCTCAGAAATAACTCACATTAATGAAAATGGAGTAATAATTAAAACAATTATTAAAAACGATGCTGGAATAGAAGTAGCTTCTGGACACGCACACGAAAAGCAGAACTCAACTTTTATAAACAAGACTTCTTTTATAGAGAATTGTGAGACATCTAGTTGGGGTAGATGTTTGGCTAACTTTGGAATCGGTGTAGATTCTAATGTAGCTAGTGCAGACGAAGTAGCTAACGCAATTAAAAACCAATAAGATGAAAGAATTTAAAATAAGATGTTCTGCTATTGGTAAAATAATGACCAATCCTAGAAGTAAAACAGAAACACTTTCTAAGACTACTAAAACTTATTTAGAGGAGTGGAGTAAAGAGCAAATCTATAACCGTAAAAAAGAGGTGTTTAGTAAGTATATAGACAAAGGAAACGCTGTAGAAGTAGAGTCTTTAAACTTTATAGCTAAAGAATTAGACATTTCTAATTTAGTAAAGAATGAAGAGTCTTTTGAAAATGGCTTTTTAACAGGAACTCCAGACGCTATTGTAGATGACGCTTTACAACATTACATAATAGATGTTAAAAATAGTTGGGATTGTTTTAGTTTTCCTCTATACTTTAATAGTGTACCTAATAAAGACTATTATTGGCAAGCTCAGGGCTACATGGCTTTGACTGACATAGACAGGTATAAATTAATCTATACACTAATGGACACGCCTGAGGAGTTAATTCAAAGAGAATACTTTGGAGACGAAAGCACTGACTTAGTAGAGTTCGCTAGCAAATATAAATATTCTGACATAGACTCTAGATATAGAATTAAAGTGTTTGAAATCTATAGAAATGAAGAGGACATAAGGAAGATTTATGATAGAGTTCAAGAGTGTAGGTCTTATTTAAAAAGCCTTTGGGTAGACTTAAACTTTTAAAATGATTAAAAAAGAATGGCAATGGATGCCAGATTTAAAACAAGAAAAACAAATAACAATGGATAAAAAACCAACAATCTACTGCGGAGGCGGTAAAAA